CTTATACCCGGAAACGCCGTCCCTTGGGATTAAACCCAGGGGATACCTATTACCGCGTGCAGATATTGCATAGCGGTAAGGTGGTGATGGCGAGCCGGAGAGGTAAAGAGCCACTCCATACTGAACATCAGGGTGATACCGACGCAGCTCCGCTACTCTGTAGCGGGCGGGTCGGTAACATCTAATGTAACGGACGGAATGGCGCCAGCGGATCTGCCAGGAGGCTTCGTCGTCATGGATGACGAGGTCACCGAGGTCTTGTGGACCACGACAACTCCGGATAGCACTTGGAATAGCGTCAAGAACGCGAAACCAAGTACTAGTCCAACGAGAGCGACCAAGGCCAGGGTCATCAGTTGCAGTAAAAATGCTCCTGATGCCGTTAGCCAGGCTGATATGTTGATGCGGTTCATTCGGCTCTTCCTTTAAAAAGAAGGGACGAACATTGACTCCATCAAAGAAGTCACCGCCACAACTCTCCTTAAAGACGCCAGTAATGAACGTCTTTGTCTCATTCGGCGTGAAACCGAAGAAGCGGAGGGCTGCGATAACGGAACGCGCATGAGCTGAGGGGCACAGGATATCGTCGCCATACACGTAAACAGTCTCCTTGTGGGAGGCAGTTTCGGCAATAGCGAAGAACACCAGTGTCTCAAGTTCAAACGTGAAACCGTTCCCCATGGAGCTGAACTTCTCGAGATTCACCCACTTCCCTTCGACTTTCGTCTTAGGGGAGCGCGTGTTATCGAGGAGCTCGAACCATTGGGGTGGTAGTAGAAGCTTAACCAGGTTTCTACAGACCGTGTCGCTGGCTGAACTCAAGTCAATTGTAGCAAAGCTTCCGTCTTTAGAGGCGGAGCAGGCGACCTGCCTGTGGGTGCTTTGCCCTTCCTGAAGATCAATAGAAGCATTCTTCTTGAGTAGGTCGCGCAAAACGCGACCGATCCCGAGTTGAATGAAGCTGTTGATCGAAGGTTCCTTAGCGCACGGCCGCATAATGCGGCTGTCCTTAGGAACTAGGAAAAACCCGTTACCGGGTACAATTAAAAAAAATTCATTCCTCTCCTTAAGAAGTCGGCCCCAATACGTCTTTTCCCAAAGGGACGCATGAAGACCGG